ATGGCATCGTACTCTATAGAACACCGTAAACTTGTCAGTGGTGAATCTCGATACCGCTCTCAGGTCGTCATCAAAAAAGGCGGCCGGATTATACACCGAGAGCAAAAAACATTCAGGAAAAAAGCACACGCCGTTGAGTATGGTAAAAAACGGGTTTTCGAGCTAGAAGCCGAGGGCGTGAACAAGTCACAAGTTGTTACGCTTGGCGAGCTTATCGAAAAATACATATACGATGCCGACTTATGGAACAACACGGGGCGCACGAAACGCTACGTGATCGAAATGCTGAGGGACTGCGACATTGCCAATGTGCTCAGCAACGAACTAAAACCCAGCGACATCATCCAGCACTGCAAAAACCGTATAGCCGCCAGTGCTAAGCCAGTTACCGTTTACCACGACGTGGCGTATTTACGTTCTGTGATGCGCAAAGCCAAACCCGTGTTTAATATCGATGCGAACGTTGGCGTGTTCGAAGAAACCATTCCGATACTGGTTGAGATGAAACTGATCGGCAGAAGTGAGAAGCGAACGCGGAGACCGAACGAGAACGAAATCGAGCAACTGCGCGAGGGGCTGCTGCAGCGGCAAAACTTCCGCAAGAACGGCAACGTGCGTATTCCGTTTATTGATATTCTCGATTTTTCCGTGCTTACCTGTATGCGCATTGGCGAAGTTTGCGCACTAACCTGGAAAGACTTAGACGAAAAGAACAAACAGGTGCTAGTCCGTAACCGCAAAGACCCGCGCAAGAAAAGCGGCAACCACATGTTGGTCCCCTTGCTGGGTGAAAGCTTTGATATTGTGATGCGCCAACCAAGAGAAAGCGATCGGATATTTCCGTATAACCCGCGCTCAGTCACTGCCGGATTTCAGCGTGTGCGCAATGCGCTAGGAATTACAGATTTGCGCTATCACGATTTACGCCGCGAGGGTGCCAGCCGACTGTTTGAGAAAGGCTATTCGATTGAGGAAGTGGCGCAGGTGACAGGCCACCGCAACTTAAACGTGCTATGGACCGTGTACACGGAGTTGTTCCCGCATAAGCTGCATGACAAGAAATAAAAAATTAATCTAGCTCTGTCTCAAAATGCATTCAGGGGTGTTTACCTTTCTTTTGTCGCCTTGCAGTCTGGTTTTTCCATTAACAAGAAGCAGGCGAAAGTCATGAACGATAAATTAGATAAGTTTCTGAGAGAAAGAGAAGAAGACACTAATGAAAAGGAGCAGGGGGTAGAAATAAGAAAGGAAAAGTGGCTAGAACAAATTGAGAGAATACTGGCCCAAATTGAGGGATGGTTTAATCACGATAAAATTCATCAAGAAAGAGTCCCCATCGTCCTTAGCGAAGAACTAATCGGTGATTATTCAACTCAGAAGCTAGTGATAGAAATGCCAAATTGTCGCACTGTTACCATAGAGCCCGAGGGCTGCTGTTTTATTGGTGTAAACGGTGCATTTAAGGTTAAGGCTGGTAGTAAAGAGGTAGCGCAAATTCAGCTAACGTCTTTTGGCAATGAAGATGATGGAGTGTACAAGAGAGGGACGCAAACGCCTCAAACTTGGAAGATTTGCTTGGGTGTCCCGGGGGCTCCAAATAACTACCAAGAATTCGATAAAGATAATCTCACAGAGATAGTGATGCGTTCAGCATAAAAATAAGGCGCTGAATGCAGCGCCTATACCAGCCTTTAAAACTGAAGATCATATCTCCGCAAGCAACTTCTCTTTCTTTGCCTGAAACTCTTCATCAGTGAGAACGCCTGCATCCTTTAGCTCTGCCAGCTTTTTGATTTGCTCTATCGCGTCGGGCTGGTTTTGCTCTGGCTCGGCAGCAGGCTGAGAGGGTGATGGGGCATCAGCGCGGCCACGCTCTATCGTATCAACCAGCGCTTGATTTTCCTCTTTGCTGGCGGTGCTTTTAAAAGATAAGTCATCATGACTCGCGTGCATGGTAATGGTTCGGAACCCAAAGGTAGACTTGCGTTCAATGGACGAAATCGACTTAAGCGGCATGGTCTCTATAATTTCACCCGTAAAACCTTTGCGATAAAAAACAGCTCTCGATTCGGTAACAATTAACACACCACTATGCTGAGTTTTATCTCCTCGCCCCATCGACTCGCCAATATAGCCCTTAGACCATGCGATAACGGACTCGCCAGGCTGTAAGTGATCAGATTTAAACTTAGTAACGTGCTTTGATTCTTTCATCGTTTCTCCCTAAACCGACTAAGGCTGATTGTCTAATAGTGTCTGCCTTTTTCACTTAAATACGTCAGGGCAGCTTTGGGAAAAATATTCGCCTGACTTCTTGATTGCGACCCATTGCGTTTTCACTGACTCTTTTTTGCTCTCACCATATCGTAATGTCGTATAAACACTCTGGCTTAAAAGGCGAACTCTACCAAGATAGTCAGATACAACGTTCATATAGACGGGATAGTCAAAGTTTTGATACGGGTAAGGTGATTTGTGGTATTTACTTTCTAGCTCTTCAAGTTGGGGTTGTAAAACTCCCATTCTCCATTTTGTATAGTCTTGATAGCTAATTCTATTTTTAAACTTACCTGCGATCTCCTGAATGAGCGGGGTCGTTGAAACAACTAAATCAGCAGAGTAACGGCAATCCAGCTCATTGCTTTCATTGGCATAAGCTGATTTTGTTAACAACACAGCCGTACAACAAAGACAGAACAAAGCCTTGTTTATGTTCATGATTCCTCCCTAAACCAACTGAAAAAGCGCCTCTACGGGCGCTGGTTATTCTTTTTTCATGCTCATAACGACACGGCCAAGAACAGAGATCTCGTCGTCCGTCACAGTAAAGCTGCTTTCATTAAAGTTAATCGCTAGCCTTTTGCCTGGTAAGCGTTGGATTTGGTTGATAGAAACGGTGCCATCTATGTCGATAACGTAGCGACCTGAGCTTGCAGACGTTTCTTCAAAGTTTACCAGTAGCTTTTCGTTATCCAGTTCTACGACCTTGGATTGAACGGCTTTCACGCCAAAGTCATTCAAAACAATGGGGTCGAACAGTACCGGCTGTGACTTCTCCAGACGGCCGTTAATCAACCGCCTGCCCTCTACTTCCTCCACACCGTCGAAAGCTTTATCAAATAGCTCGCCATCATCGAGCAGAAGAGACCTAAGAGAGACACCAGTTGCTAGATGTAAACGGATAACAATCTCAAATGGAGTCATCTCACGATTAACCCATGTTGCAATCGTCGACTTCGAGATTCCAATTACGTCCGCAAACTGCAAATCAGTACTCACGTTTGTGATCTGCTTCATTTTTTCTATCAAAGCCCTCCCTTTTGAATAGGGAAAGGGTTTAATTTGTGGTTGTAATGATTTCATTTGAGATCTATAGTCCTCATATGACATTCAGTGAGCGCTATAGAGACCGATAACGCTCAATATGATTCCTGTATACGCTAGAGGATACCATCATGGCAGCACTTCAAATAGCAATTGACACGCCTGTGTGCACAAAAAAGGAATTTTTACGTCGCACAGGGTGGTCACAATCTTCCCTAAACCGTGCCATCTCATGTGGCGAAATCCCCGTTATGCCAAAGGCGTCAGCCCAAAGCGCTGTCCTGATCAACATGGTTAAGCTTGCCCAGCGTGCCGCTGAGCAGGAGGCCTAATCATGCCATTCCTCAACCTTTTTAACTCAAAACCCATGCCAGCAATCCGCGATTGGCGCTGGGAGTCGCAGACCTCAGACCAGCCAAGCGAACCAAAGTGCCCTGTTTGGCTACACATTGTTGGCATTGCGTCAGTGCTGGCGCCCTACGTACTCATTTGAGTGTCAATCATGGAAGGGAATGACTCAATGTGTGAATTTCGTCAGCTCAAACATCAGTCTTTTGACGATGCGTGTTGCGCATTTGCAAACCGCCACAATTTGCAGCAATTGGCGTCGCAAAGTGAGATCCGTGCGCAAGTGCTGCGCAACAAGCTCAACCCTGAGCAGCCGCATCAACTCACAGCCAAGGAACTGGCCACGCTCACGCACGTGACCGACGACGAGACGCTAGTCAGTGGACTGCTGTTTGATTTGAGAATGGTGGCCGCCAAGGTGCCCGAGAGCGACGAGGCGGCCAGCCTTGCCACTCGCGCACTGCAAGCCAGCCAGCACGCGGGGGAGATTTCTGCCGCTGCCTTGCAACACGGCGGCAACCACTACCTACCGCGCACCGAGCGCGACCGCTTAAAAGAGACCGCCCACCGAGGCATCCGCAACCTAGTGATGATGGTGAGCGATTTAGAAAACCGCACATCCGGCATGACGCCGTTCCTGTCGATGGCCGTTGATGCCGTCGGCAACGGCATGCCTATTCCCGGCTTGAGTTAAGGAGACGACACCGATGAACACCCAATTTGCGTTACTTGCTCAGTACGAAACGACAACCATCCCGCTGAAAGACGTGTGTGAAGAGTTTTTTGGCGTGAAAAAGAACACCGCAGAACAGCAAGCCAAAGCCGGCACGTTCCCCGTGCCCACTTTCAAACTGCGCGATAGCGAGCGCAGCCCGACGCTAATTCACGTCAGCGATTTAGCAGAATACATCGACGCGCGTTACAAGCAGGCCAAAGAAGAGTGGACTGCCGTTAACACGCCAGCCGCTTAGGAGGGAACCATGTCTCAAGCCGAAAACATCAGCAACCAACACAAAGCACTCAGCCTGCGAGTGATCACCGGCCGCCCGCGAAATTTTGCCGAATGGGACGCCGCCATTGATGAAGCCACCGCGCAACCCAAAACCGCGGCGGAAAGCATTGCAGAAGCCCGCGCGTTGTTTGGGCGCAGCCACCGCGCCAGCCAGTTACGAATGGCATTTAACAGCCTCGCCGCTGCCGAACGCGCCATGGTGTTAGCTGCCGGTGGTTTAGATCACCACCTGCACACCTGGAACTTTGAAGACTTTGACACCGCCGACCGCGACAAACTGCGCGTTGGACTTGCTCGCCTCGAGCGCATCGTCAACCGCTTTTCGACCGTGCTTGGTCCAGTTAAGCGCTTAGACAAAGCCGATTTTCGCTAGCCACTGCATCAGCGTTTGCCCCGCAAGGGGCTTTTTTTGTCACTCGTTTTAGGGAGAACGAAAGATGACACAGCAAACATTCACCACGCCGCACGGCAACGTCACCGTCAGCGCTCCAGAATACAGCGCCCGCACAATGAGCATCGCCCGTGAGCTAGAGCTCGAAAGCCCCAACCCCGAGCGCTGGACAGTCTGCGCGCTTATCACGCCAGAAACTCACGTCACCCAAGAAATGGCCGAGCAGTTCGCCGCTAATTCAATCAAGTATTTATAGGAGCAAGGGATGGGCATCTATCTACTCACGGGCGTAAAGCTCGATTTTTATGTGCAAAAGCAACTCGATTTTGAATGCGCTTACTACGTGCTCAAGGGCACATTCACCCCCACTAAAAAGGATTAACACGATGCAAAAGTATTGGAACGGAAAAGGTAACCCCGTGCGCGGACAGCTGTATTTGGATGAAGACAGTCAACTCTGCGCGTTAATTGAATGCGTGGAAGGCTTATTCATCGGCAAGATGATTGAGCACCCAAGCTGGGGAGAGCATGCCCTGCCCGCGCTATCCATTAGCCGCCGCGACAGCATAAGACCAGACCCCAGTCATTTATCAGAATTGACGACGCACAGAACACTCGAACAACTCGAGCAGGAAACCAAAGCGTTGATTGATGCGATGAACCGATATGGATATTTCTTTCTCGACATCAATATTGCCCGACGGGCAGCAAGGGCAGACTTATACCGCGAAACAAGGGAAGACTTATACCGCGAAACGGAGCACATCGAAGCGCTGTTGATGAACCGAGTATTCGACCGTGATGGAGATTTCCGAATCGTCGAAAGCGCGCAATCAGCAGTGAAGTAGGAGGCGGCATGCAATATTACGCAATTCAATTAAGCGGCGATGGCGGCGTTGTTCGTCACCCTGAGACAGAAGAACCAAAGGCCATCGAAGTTGGCGAGCTGGATGATATGCAAACCGCCATCGACCAAGCCTGCGAAAACCTAAAATGCCAGCACCTTTTTAAGGGTGTGATTACTCGTGGTAATGGTTTGGGTGGCTATTTAGTCGCTACCGCGCACGAACTGGCAGAAATGGGTGTGCAATGAGCAAGCAATACCGCTCGCCTTACCAGATAGCGCAGGCAGAAAAACTAGCGGCATTGTGGGCGGCTGGTGAACTGCCCGCGCCTACTGTTGATGATTACTATTGTGAGCCTCAGCAAATCGAGCGCGAGCCTGATGGCATGTCACCGGTTGAGCGTAAACTCTGGGAAGCCAACCCGGATGACTTCGATTTTCTGCGCCCGTATTTCCGCAACTTGCCCGACTACCTTACTCGGTATTTTGCCGATCGGTATGTGCGTGAATACAAGCAAAACGGCCGCCGCATGGCCAACACATTTATCCGCAATCGAATGGGTGGTGAACTACAACGCCGCATTCGATTGGTGATGAAGCGTTATCAAAACCTGCCTACCCAATCCAAGGCGCTGCAAATTAGCGAGGATGCCGAAGAGGCGCTGCGCAATGCAGATATCGAATATCGTCACAACCCGACGGGCTGCACCGCGCCACAAATCAGCATGAATCTCGACAAGGCCAAGAACAACGCGCCACGTGAGCGCATTCTTGCTGAGCTCGAGCAAGACGAAATCGCAGACATGGCATTTAAACTCGCGCAAGCCGCGCAAAACCAACTTCACCTGTTGGTGCATGAAGATATTGACGAGGCAGAAGACGAAACTGCACTCCGCGTCTATCGCGAGCTCGCCAACTTTGCCGAATCGATGGGGATCCCCCAACCCGAGCAACGCAAGAAACTGCTCCCCGAACACGCGCAATGCGGCTTATTAAAACTGCTCGACACCAAGTGGTGGCAACGTCGATTAAAGAAAGCGCGCGCACTCATGCGTGAGCATCTTGCGATTGCAATGGGCCAAGTATCCAAAAGTGCCAGCACTTATTGCTCGCGCGATTGCTTGAGTGAATACAAAGAGCAGCAGCGCAAAAACTGGCAGTACATTGAGAAAAGCGTACTGATAGATGAAGACACGGAAGAAACCGTGGATTTATCCGACATGGTGTTGCGCTCGGTGGCCAACCCTGCGATCCGTCGCCACGAACTCATGGTGCGCACCCGTGGCTGTGAAGACATAGCCAACCACCTCGGTTTAACCGGTTTATTCCTCACCTTGACCGCGCCATCCAAATATCACAACACGCGCAAGAAAGGCGGATTTATTGAAAACTGGAACGGCGCCAGCCCCCGCGATGCGCAAAGCTACTTAAACGCCGTATGGTCTCGCATTCGTGCGCAACTCGCGCGTGATGATGTGCGCTGGTTTGGTGTGCGAGTGGCCGAGCCGCACCACGACGGCACCCCGCACTGGCACTTGCTGCTATGGCTAACGCCCGAAAACGTCGCCCATGCGCGCAATGTGTTTATTGAATACGCGATAGAAGACGACACCGCCGAGTTGCTACCCAAGAAAACCAAAACACGCGAATACGTGGGGCCGCTCGATTATCGCCCCCGCTGCGATGTGAAAATCATCGACCCCGAGAAAGGCACAGCAACCGGATACATCGCGAAATACATCAGTAAAAACATTGATGGCTTTGCGATGGACCAAGACAAAGACGACGAAACCGGCGAAAGCATCAAAGAAACGGCCAAGAACGTGTGCGCGTGGAAGTCGCGCTGGTCAATTCGTCAGTTCCAGTTCTTTGGCGGCGCACCGGTCACGACATACCGCGAGCTGCGCCGTTATGCAAACATCGACAAAGCCAGCTTTAACGAATACCTAACCACGCTAAGCCGCAAAGAGCTGATTGCCATTTACAACGACCATGCGATGGCCGCTGATTTGCACGGCCCTCGCCTACCCGCCAAAAAACTGAAAACCAAAGACCTCTTTGCGCGCATCAGCAACGTGTACCAACCAACCGTTGAGCACCAAAACGGCAATGTGGTGCAAGCAATGCAAAGCGCAGACACCGGCGACTGGATGGGCTATGTGATGGGGCAAGGTGGGCCGTTCGTTAAGCGCAAAGATCTGATTATCCGCAACACCTACGACGTGACGCCATTCGGATCACCGTATGGTGAGGCGGTTTCAAAAATCGGGGGCATCGATGCCGCAGGCATGGAGATAAAAACACGGCTACGGCGGTTCCAAATAGTGCTGAAGTCAAAAGTCGCGCAGGTGGCTGATGCTCTTTCTGGCGGCGCAGCCGCCTCTCGGAGTTCTGTCAATAACTGTACGCCCACCTCTGGCGACGATTTTAAAGAACGGATCCGGTCTGAGTTCTTGAACATTGTTGGCCAAGCCTACGAACTGGACGATGACAACCTAAGCAGACTGCTCAAAGGACAAAAAATCGGTGTCGGCAACGACACCATCCTCAAAGTTGCGCACCAAAACGGACACGTGCAGCTCATTCAAAGTGACCCACCAAACGACAGCGATTATCTATGCCGCCTCGATGCGCCATTGGATGACCTGCCGTGGATAGACGACTGGCCAGAAATATAAGGAGGCTCTATGGATTTGACACCCAAGCAACGCGCTCAGCAGTGGATAAAAAACAATGCGCTAATACTTGATACCGAGACAACAGGCCTTGGCGATACGGATGAAATAGTCGAAATAAGCGTCATCGATTGCACAGGTAAAGTGTTGCTCGACACCCTGGTAAAACCAACGCAACCCATACCCGCTGAGGCTACGGATATTCACGGGATCACTAATGAGATGGTAGCCACTGCACCAACATGGCCTGATGTAATTCGGCAATTTGAGCAAGTGGTTATAGGGCGTGATTTAGTCATTTATAACGCTGACTACGACCTAAGAATCATCGACCAAACAAGCAATTTGCACAACATACTGGAAACAATATGGCTAGATGCTGATTGCGCCATGCTGACCTATGCAGAGTTCTACGGTGAATGGGATGGCTACCGTGAGCAATACAAATGGCAGCGCCTTGGCAACGCGGCAAAACAACAAGGCGTCGTTATCGAAGGAAAAGCCCACCGCGCACTGGCTGACTGCCAGCTAACGTTGGGGATCATTAAAGCAATGGCTAGTGAGTGAGGCGCCCACTATGGAAAAAGTAAAAGTGCTACTCGAGGTCGAGATCGACAACAAAGGCGATTGGCTGGGGCTGGATGACGAGAACGGTTGGCAGTCATACCCGGGCGTAAACACACCGCTAGACCAGTTCAACAAAATGGCGGAACTAGAGAACTGCTCAGCGCTAAATGCAATATTGAACATGTGCGACGCCGAGACGCCAAGCCGGTTCGTGAGTGTTAGTACCGATAACGCTGGGGGTTTATCAGCACTGCACGTGAGCGCAAAAGCGTTAGAAGAGCTGGATGAGAAAGCCAAGATAGCGTTAGCGGATGCATTCAAGTTTAAAGGCAGGATAGTAATAAGCAATGAATGATAGAAGTTACCCACAGATTCTGTGGTAACTCACTACACCTCTTTCCTAATCGCGATCATCAGTTGTAAAAAGTGCTCGCGCACCTCAAACGGCAATGTGGCGGCCACGCTCGCCACGTCTGCCGCATAACGGCGACGAAATTGCAGCTCGCCCAAAGCGACATCAACCGACGTCACATCAAACAAACGACACAGCTTGCGAAACTGGCTCATTTTCAGCTCAGCTTGCCCGGTCTCAAGTCGCTGATACGTGCGAAAAGGGATGCCTGCTTGATGCGCGACATCCTGCTGCGTCATTTTATAAACGATGCGCTGACGAATAAAAAACAAGATAGCGGGGTCGGGTCCCTTGATAGCACGCTTAGTCATTTTCTCCAGTCTGGTTTGGCGTAAAAAACTGCACATTGCGCCAAAAATGGCTAGCGCACTATCAGACGTGCGCAGCGTCGCATTTAATCAGCAACGCTTTTTGTAGTGTTCGTTCCAAATATTGTAGCTCATAAAAACGCATTAGTAAGTATTAGCTCAATAACGTACAGTTGCAATAACCAAAAATACTGTATTAATATACAGTGGTCGGGGACAGTCAGGAGGCTAAATGTCTGATATATCAAAGCAAGCGGTGGCGTGGCTGGAGTGCGCGTTATCGCAAGACACATGCAGTGCGGATACCGACAAAACCGCAATTGAAGCCTATCTCTATCGATTGATAGCAAAAGACAGCGAGGAGCAGCGCGAGAGCGTTGGTAGTAGCTTGTAACCTCATGACGCCCCTAGCCAGCCAAGCGCTGGCTTTTTTGTGACTGTTGTCTGGTTTTCTATTATTAACCGTTTGACTGCCCCGAATCGGGGCGTTATAGTAAACACATAAGCTAATCAAACGGATTAGCAAAACCGGCAAATAAGGAAAACATTATGTCAATTCAAGATAATACATTCGCTGCAGCGTGCTACGACCAAAACACAATCGCTGAGCTAGAGGCTTCTTTGCTTAATGATGCTGACGCTGAAGATATGGAAGCGTGGAAAATTTCAGAGAGTGAGTGGCTAGAACAAATAAAGCTGGCGCTTTTTGAGCTATATAAAGACGAGTTTGATTCTGTTGAATTTGAAGGCGGTGAATACGCGCTCACTCAAAACGCTCACATCTGCGATAGCGGAAATCAGTACCAAGCGATAGCTGTTAACGAAAACGGCGAAAACTTTACTGTTCTCTGGGATGTTATCAGTGACGACCCAGACAACGAAACCGACGAAAGCAATATGTGCGACTGGGAAAAGCCAAGCGAGATTGTGGCGCATGATGAATAAAAAGCAAAATCTTGCTGAAAAACTTTCAGCCCTGGTTAGCAGGGCTGGAAGCCAGCGAAAGGCGTTGAAGCTGATTGAGTCAGTGCGAGGAACGGCGCCAACCAAATCGGCAATAGATCGAGCAGTGAAAGGCTCGGGTACGGAATACGCGATGCACTGCATGATTTCAGACTTAGAAGAAGCGCTTAAAAACGAGTGAGCATAGCGGGGCGGGAAATGAAACAAACCATCGAGCAAAAAATCATAGATCTGCATTATGAGATATCGGATGACTGTGTTGTGGTCATGCACCTGGGCGGCGGGGAAGTGTCGCACCTTCGTAGCAGTAAAAAATTCGTGGAGCATCCTAAAGCCCAAAAAATGCTCAACTTGCTGATGAAATTTCACGGCAGTAAAAATATCACTGGCGACGGTGTTTATGCGTTGTTGGTCAGGTTGCAAAAAGAATGCGGCATTGTAACGGGAGACCACTATTTCACGCTGTTGATGTCAAAAGTGACTACGTACAAAGTGAGGCTCCATTCTGGCATTGTTGGCAATGTGTGGGATAGCGAGCTAGATGGCAAACACCCGTCTGACTGCATCGGTAAAAATGTCAGCGTTTTTTATTACGAGGGCGCAACATTGAGAATGGCCCGCGGAGAAATCGCCGAGGTGGCGGAATGAACTACACACTACTCACGCACAACGAACTAAACCTGCTGTTCGATGCCGGCGCTGATTCAAGCGCCGTCATTGCCCACATTGACGAGATTGAGACGCTTGCTGTCGAGGTTAATAATTTTTACGAGAACTTGCTATCAGCATCAAACGAAAAGGCGGCGGAACTCGAAGCGAAGCGCCAAGCGCTGCTTAAAAAAATCGGCGTAAACATCATCGGCGTGCCCTTTACCAATCACGACGCCACGTTATATGCACTGGATAGAAAGCTGAACTTCACTCGTATCGAGATAAATGCTCAAAACAAAGAAAGTTGAGTATGAAGATTTTTGCGCCGCTCTGGCGTGAGTGATTTGATTAGCGCGCTGGCGAGTTCATCAGTCGTTTTCGCGCTTGGCGATAAGGGGCTGTGGTAGTGGGAGAACGCCACGAACTGATGGCCGCAGTCAGCGTTCGTGCACTGGCAGTAAACATCAGCACAGTTTTGCGAGAGTCGATTGGTTTTTGTGATCCGCGCGCGGGAGCCGCAGCCACAAAAAATGCGCTTCTGTTTCACAAAAGCGCCCTGCTCTAAACTTAGCTTGCTGTGCTGCAAGGTGTGTTTATAGCCCACGGCCTGCACAAAACTGTGCCCACAGTTTGGATCGCTGCACACACAGTGCAAATCACTGCTATCACCGTTTTGTTGATGTTTTGGCGCGTGTGCCACCGCGCCGCATTGGCAATAAACTCGCATAACACCTCCCCCGACTGACTCAGTAAATACTAAGTAAAGGCTGGATGTTTGTACAGCGTTACGACTCACCAGGTATCGTCATATCAAACTTAAGTTTTAACCGTGGCGGTATTTCTTTGTCCGCGTTCACTTCATCCATTGCGAGTTCGCAAACTGGGATAATTTCATCGCGCGCGAACTCACGCCCGACCTTTTCCGGGTCACCAAGGCCGCCCACGTTTTGAGGGATAATCCCCGCTTTGCCGGTTGGGAAGCGATGCCCGACCAGAACGTCTTGAGCGGTTATATTCTTGATTCGCTCGAACTCATCTTTTGTCGCAATGTCGCCAACCGGTATCAATTGAATGCCTTTCTCGGCACCGTTGGGAATATTGACGAACATACTGCGGAAATTTCCCACCCCTTTACTCGCCTGAATTTTCTCTTTGAGTTCCTGCTCGTCGTCTTTCGATAAATTCGGGTCCGTGGCGTAAAAAATGTAACCCATGTGCGCCCCGTTCTTGTAGTAGCGACGGCGAAACAAGGTAGCATCTTCATTTAACAGCGAAGATTGCAGCGAGCCTAAGTAATCCGGCAAACCATAAACCTGTTGTTGCGGATCGTACTGGGGCAGAAATATCACATCTTCCGCGCGATAGGTGCGCTGCTTATCGTCACGCTCAAGCAACGCAAAATCGCCGTTTTTGCGGCGTCGTAGGTACATTGACGGCAACGGGCACAGCCCAATAACCCGCCCAAAGTAATCACGCAGCTTGAGCAGTGCTGCATCACCAAACGTAAAGTAATCGCGCAAAAACTGCTGCATCTCGCGGCGCTTCATCCCGCCACCGCCAGTGAAGCGCGCGCTCACATAGTTAGCACGCGCAATCAAGCAGCTACCGTGATAAGCGTTGGCGTTGGGGATACGCGCCAGACCAGTACGACTAATCGGCGGCTCCCAGTAATCATCCATGTCGTTATAAAAAAGTTCACTGTATTCAGTCAGCCAGCTGTCTGAGTTCACCGCTTCTGCATTTCCATCGATGCTAAAAACCGTGGATGACTCGGTTTGTTCGTCGGCTTGTGCGTCTTGCTTGTACTGCTGCTTCTTTTTTCTGCTCATGCTGCTGTTGCCCATGTCGATTTGCGTTTGGTGGTGTGATCCAGCGGCTCATTAATCAATGCGTGTGCGATGGCCCAAAAGGCGTCGGCGTGGCCTGTTGTCGCGTCGCGTTCGGCGCGGAAAGTCATCGCCCCGCCGGTTTTAGTTGGCACGCGCTTAATCGCCATAAATGCCATCGCAATGTCTTTGTGTTCGGCGTCAAACTCGAGCCGGCCTGCTTCAATCACATCAATCATTTTGAGTACCAAGCGATTTTTGTTTTCGCTGGAATAGTGAATGGCGTGTGCTTCACGCGGGTGTGCGGCACTGACCAAATCCCACACACCCGCGCCAATGCCGGTGGTATCAACACCAAGGTACGTCACGTTGTAGCGCTCAAAGGCTTTATCGATTTGGTTGGCTTGGTACTGAAAATTGAGGCCGCGCCAGTAATGTTTCTCGAGCACACGGAACCGCTCGGGCGCGACGGCTGGCGGTGCAATCACGACTAAACAGCCGTTGTCGCGTGTGCGGCTTGGGTCATAACCCAGCCACACTTCGCGATCACCAAATGGCCGTCCCTCGTTGGGTGAGAAGTCGTTCCAGTGCGACGAGTCTTTCATCGCTTTTTGCAGCGCGCTGAACTTGAATACCGAGTTGCGACCATCCACGAACACGCACATAAACAGATTGTCGAAATCGTCTTTGTTGTATTCGTCGCGCAGTTCGTCGATATCAAACAAGTCACAGCCGCCCGCCGCGGCATCTTCAATCGTAACGACGTAGCGCCATTGATTATCAGGACACAACCGCCCGCCATCGCGGTATTCATCAAAAGTGGGGAATTCAATTTTGGCGCGAGTCTCGCGGCCTTGCCGCCACGTGTCGCCCGTCCAGAACGGATAGGCTTGATGCGTTTTGGCTGATGGCGTTGAAAAGTAGGTTTTACGCCACTTTTTATGCGTCGCCATCGCTGACGCCAATTTGTTCAGCTCGTCGAATTTCGGAATCCAGAAGTATTCATCGACATAAACATGGCCATGGTAACTCTGCGCGGTTTTAGAGTTGGTCGAGAGAACGTGCAACTCTGCACCATTGCTCAGCACCATCGGATTGCCCGTGAGCTCAATGTTTAAGAACTCGCGAGCAATGGCAACAATGTAGCGCCGGAACACCTCGGCTTGGGCGCGTGATGCAGAGAGAAAAATCTGGTTATCGCCGGATAAAATCGCATCTTCCAGCGCTTCCCCGGCAAAGTAGTAGGTAGCGCCGATTTGGCGTGATTTTAAGATGTTACGAATGCGCTGGTGCAGGTTCTCGCGCATCACCTTTTGATACGCGAATAGGCTGTGGTGCCACTCGGCAAAATCATCTTCCGTGATTTCGCTGATATCGTTTTTGAGCTTTTTCTTTTTCCCGCCCTTACTGCTGCCACCGCCGCTATTGCTCGATGCTTGGCGCTGGCCTTTGCTCCCCTTGCTTGGTTGGCTCGGCTGCTCGCTCTGGCTGAGCTGTTCTGCTGCACGCATTTTCTTCAACTTGGTGTGATGCGCAATCAGCCTATCCAGCATATCGAGCTGGTTCTTCGTCGGGTCCGGTGTTTCGAGTAGCGTGGCTATTCGTGTAGCTATCGCTTCATCCACGGTTTGTTCGCGCAGCATGTCGCGCCAGCCGTATTTGTCTGCCCAGTAGTAAATAATTCGTTCACTACCCAGCCCCAATTCGCTAGCGATTTCTTTGGGCGTCCACGCCTTTAAATAGAGTGCGCGCGCCGCTTGTCGTGTTTCCGGTGTATATGCCATATGCGGCAATAGTACGCCGCCAAACCCACCACATAACCAACTGAAATTCGGCTTTATTCGGATATGCGCTAGATCCGAATTTTGAAGAACGCACGTTGATGAAAGGAGTTATTCAGCGGCGTATGTTTGCGGTAATTGATAACGCATTCGCATTACCGAAACGCATTAACGAGAAAGGTCAAATGAGCAAATGAGCAAGCAAACTGGCTGGATTATTGTCGCAACTGCTGGCGCTACCGTTGATGGCCGCACCATTACCGAAGCATGGATTAAAGACATGGCGGCGCAATACTCACCCGATGAGTATCAAGCGCTAATCTGGCCAGAGCATTTCCGATCTAGCTGGGCGCCCTTTGACGGCAAGAACTGGGGCACCGTGGATGAACTCAAAGCAGCCAAGAAAGGCAACTCATTGCGCCTTTACGCAAAAATCACCGCCAACGATTACCTACTGCTTGCCAACAAAGACGGCCAAAAGCTGTTTACCAGCATCGAAGCAGACCCCGACTACAAAGGCTCTGGCCGTTGCTACCTGCGAGGCCTTGCTGTGACCGATTCCCCCGCCAGCACGGGCACCACGCGCTTGAAATTCAGCATTGGCACCGAAGAAAAGCAGCGTGAATACAGCCAGCTTGAAAGCCTTGTTTTTACCCAAGACCCAGACAGCACCAACCCAGACACCAACGAACACGACGTGAAAGAAGCCGTCGCGTTTTTCCGTGGATTTAAAAACCTATTCGGTGGGCTATTTGGGGAGAGCGCACCACATACCAACCACACCGAACCAGAGGACACCGACGTGACCGAAGAGCAACTAAAAGCCGCACTGGCTGAACAGCTAAAGCCGTTTAGCGACAAGCTGGGCGCACTTGAAAACAAAGTGAACTCGTTCAGCCAGCCAGCAGCCGGCGACAACAGCCAAGGCGATGGCGGCCAGCCAAATGCTGAACAAGGCGAACAAGGACAAGGCAATGAGCAACCAGCGCAGTTTAACGCGGAGCAATTGAGCAAAGCGTTTAGCGATGCCATCAACCCCGTTGTTGAGAAGCTCGATGGCTTGGAAAACAAATTCAACGCGCTAACCCAAGAAGCACCCGGACAGCGTCCGGACGGCACAGGTGGTGGCGAAACTAAAGTGGAGGCGCTGTAATGGGATTGAATGCGACCGCCGCCAAATATTTAGGCGAATATTTCAAGTCTCTGCGAGATGGTTACAGCACAGAGAACCCTCAGAGCCAGTTTTCTGTTTCACCAGTCATCGAAACAAAACTGCGCCAAGCCATTCTGGAATCTGATGCGTTTCTACGGATGATTTCATTGTTGCCTGCTGATCAGGTCAAAGGGCAAGTTATCGATGTAGGAACCGGCGGCCTACTCACAGGACGTAAGAAAAATGCGCGCCACCGCGGTTCACTCGATAAAAGTGGGAATACTTTCGAGTTGTTCGAAACAGACTCGTGCGCATGTATCGCGTGGGAAACACTATCCCAATGGGCAAATAGTGGTAAGCCCGGTGAGTTCATTAAACTAATGAACAATGCCGCCACACGTCATTTTGCGCTCGATATGCTGCGTATCGGTTTTCATGGCGTCAAAGTCGAAGAAAACACAGATCCAAGCAAATACCCCAACGGTGAAGACGTCAACAAAGGCTGGCTGCAAATCGTTAAAGAGAAAGCATCAGAGCAAGTGTTGCCCTCTGCGACTATTGACCCATCCGGTGCAACGCCGGGGAGCTACAAAAACCTTGATGCATTGGTTAATGACCTTGTGAACACAACAATCCATGAAGTCTTCCAAGACGATACGGATTTAGTGGTATTGCCGGGTCGTGATCTGGTTGCTGCTGAGCAACATCGTTTACTCAGTGCAGCTAACACACCAACGGAGCATCGTGCCGCGCAGTCTTTAGCAAAAACCATCGATGGCAAAAATGCCTACATCGCGCCGTTCTTCAAGAAAGATCAGCTATGGGTAACCTCGCTAAAGAACCTACAAATCCTTACTCAAAAGGGCACGCAGTATCGCAAAGCGCGTAACGAAGATGACCGCAAGCAGTTTGAAAACTCATACCTACGTTACGAAGGGTATGCCGTTGGCAACTTAGAGAAATTTGCGGCCATTGAAAGCGTGACCATTGTAGACCCAACTGCAACGACGGCTACTGAAGAGCCAACCGCAGACGACACTACGCAGGCGTAATCATGGTTAGCAGCTTACGTAAACAACGTGATGCAATCTTGGCTCAAAAAGCGGGGCAGTCTGCCCCGCTTGGTCAGGACGTCGATACCGACTCACTACACATTAAGTTGATTGAGCTCGATGAAGACGTTCAAGCCATGCGCCACCGCTTTGCCGCAATTGCTGATCGCATTAAACACAAGCGTGATGTGCTGCTACCCAAGTACCAGCCACTCGCGCAAGCGTTTATTGATTCAGGCGACCGCTATCAAAACCCACTTTTTGCCCACGTGCTTGTGTGGCTGTTCGACGTCGAAGACCTCGAGAAAGCCATCGAGTGGTGTTTGATAGCGATAGAACGCGACATACCAACACCGGAATTCATGAAGCGAAACTGGCCGACGTTTTGCGCCGACCAAGTGTTCGACTGGTGCGAACGCCAAGCCGAAAACGGCGAAAGCATCGAGCCGTATTTTTCGCAGGTGTTCACGAAGATTCGCGACGACTGGCGCTTACACGAAAAAGTGAATGCCAAGTGGTTCAAATTCGCGGGCTTGATGCTGCTACGCGACGAAAACGGCAGACCACGCCCCAGCACCGTGGGCGATAAAAAAACACTGGCAACTGCTTACGCGCTGCTTGAGCAAGCGCACAACTACCACGCGAAAGTGGGCGTGAAAACCATGATGAACAAAATAGCAATGCGCATCAACGCGTTGGAAACGGGGAAGAATTTGTAAGGCTCCCTACCGCCACGCGCCCGGCTGGCGATGCATGTTGGCACAGCCAAACACTGCAAACGACCCAGTGGCCAGGGCGCACTTATTAGGAGAACGACATGAGCTTAGGCGGCAAACGACCAGAAACACAAAACACAGACATTCCAGCCAATGGCTGGCCTGCGCTGTCAACGGGTGAGTTTCGTTCGCTGCGCCGCATAGCGTTCACGTTCGATGAAAACAGTATTGCGATGGCAGTAAGCATTGCAGCGCAAGCAGTGCAAAACCAGTTAGCTGACATTGACCGCTCAACGCTAACCGGTGGACTTTTGCTGGCATACAAGCGCGCCGTTTATAGCCGCGCTCACGCGGATTTGCTGCCCGAGTTTGCAACCCAAAGCCGCCGCGATGAGGCCGAGAACGCCGCAGAAGATGCACCAGAGCAAGATGCACGGTTTCGTGCCCAGAGCAATCGAGATATTGCGCTGATATTAGGGCGCAGTGCCAACGGAGTGGAGCTGATCTAATGGCAATCACTAAGTTGGAGCACCTCACCCAATACATGATTGAGCACATCAAAGGCGCAGTGCTCGATAACAAAATTGATGCATGGCAGGAGAACGCCAGCATTGAAGTGAACGGCGAAGACCGAGGAAACGGCGGATACATCATTGCCGATTGGCGCTATCGCGCAGTGATCAGTATTGAAGCGTTTCCGCATGGACAAATGGACGCGCGCAATATTCTGGCGCTTGTCGCGTGCTGGCTATCGGATTACGACAGCGACCGAAAAGACCACGATTTAGCCGATCCCGAAATGGCAATCGATGTGATTGATTGGCAAACCGCAGATTTAGCCATCGAGCTTGAAATGCTCGAGCAAGTGGAAATGGTACCAGACGAAAACGGACTGATTAGTTATCGCGGCGAGCAGTATCACGTGCAGCCAGTGGATATCTGGACCGCAACAGAAGCGGAAATTACCAATGCGTCCAACGATTGAAGTTAATCAGCGCGATGCGCTCAATTTCAACGAAAAGCTGGCAATGCTGGCGCTACCGCGACGTAAGCGGACGTGGATATTAAAAACACTAGGACGCTGGGAACGGCAAAACACACGCCAGCGCATTCGGCAGCAAAAAGGCATTGATGGCCAAGCGCTAGAGCAGCGCAAGAGCGGACGCAAGAAAGTGATGCGTCGCATGGCAAAAGGGTTAGAGCCCTACGTTAGGCACAACGCAACCGAATTAGACCTGACGTGGAAAAACAAGCTCACCGCCCAAATAGCAGCGCGTCATTACTTGGGCCAAGCACAACGAGTGACCGCGCGACAGATGGAAAAGCGGTTTGGCAAGCCGGATTACAACGCCCCCGCATCGCGAGGCATGGCACGCAAGCTACGCGAGGTGGGTTACACGGTAAGCACAAAATCAGGCCGAGGACGCAAAAAGCCCACGCTCAAGTGGATTCAAGCAAACCTAAGTCACGGCCAATGCGGGCTGTTAATTCGACAGCTAAGTAACAAACCCCAGCAGCGCGCTTGGGATATTCCGTTGCCGGAGCGGCAAATCCTCGGCAGCAATAAAACCGACGTTAACCGCCAACTCGTGAAGATCTTCGAGCAGGCAAAACAAAGGAAATAGCAATGGCATTGGGCAAGGTACAGATAAACAACTTAAACCTCGGCCAAGGTGGTATTCCTGAAATCGAGCGGCACTTGCTGTTCGTGGGCAACACCACTAAAACCGAGCTGCAAAACACGCTAACTCGCGTTAACGCGATGACCGACCTCAACGAAGTGGTTGCCGATGATGCGCTGGGCGAAAACATTAAAGCCGCGCAAACCGAGGGCGGGCAAAACTGGACAGCCGCCATTTACGGCTTGCCTGAAGCAGGTAGCTGGGTTGATGCCGTTGAGCAAGCGAACGATCACGACTCGTTCGAGGGCGTGGTATTGCTCGACCCTACAACCGATAAAAGCGACTTTAACGCGATGCAATCTCTGCACAAAACGCTAGTCGCCAAACTAGGACGCTGGCAGTTCTTTATTGCCGCCGTGCCCGGCATCGATAAAGCCGCGCAAACCTGGTCGGAATACACCAACGCAATGGTGGAGCTGGTAGAAGACGTTGCCGCGAACATGGTAGTGCCGGTGCCGCAGCTGCACGGCAACAATGCAGGCGTGCTCGCTGGCCGATTATGCAATCGCGTAGTAACGGTAGCCGATACCCCCATGCGCGTTGCAACTGGGCCCGTCACCTCATTGGGCGCCGCACCCGTTGATAGCGAAACGAAGCCACTAGAAATGGCAACGCTGGGTGCCCTCGCAAAAGTGCGCTATTCGGTGCCGCAGTGGTACCCCGACTATGAGGGTGTCTACTGGAGTGATGGCACCACACTCGAAGCCAAAGGCGGTGACTACCAATTTATTGAGTACGTTCGCCCTGTTCATAAGCTGAACCGTCGTGTGCGTGTTAAAGCCATTCGCCGCATCGGTGACAAGATCCTCAACTCCACCCCGCGTTCGATTGAGATGAACAAGCAGTATTTCTCAAAAGACATGCGCCAAATGAGTAAAACCACCGAGATTGGCGGCATTACGTTCCCCGGCGAAATCATGCCCCCACGCGATGGTGATGTGTCTATTCAGTGGATGACCAAATCCAAGGTGAACATTGGTTTGATAGTACGTCCGCACAACTGCCCCAAGCACATTGTTGTGAACATTGCGCTTGACCTGACTAACCCAGCAGACGCGGAGGCCTAATGAGCACTGTTATTTCTGGTAAGAACCTGCGCTTTAACATCGGTGACCTGAAAATCGTGGCCAGCAAATGGACGTGTTCAATCACGGATAACAGCGCCACCAATAAATCCAACGGCGTACCAGACGGCTGGGTGGAAGGTGATGTGGAAGCATCCGGCGAAATCGAGCTGACCACCACCAACTTTAACTTGCTAATGAAAGCGGCAGAGAACGCAGGCGCATTCCGCGCTTTGCCAGAGTTCGATGCCATGGGCTACGGCAAGACCAACAAAGACGAGTTGAAAGTCGAGATGTTTGGCATCCGCTTGAAAATCTCAGACCTGCTCGACGTCGATGCCAACGGTGGTAGCGCACTGATGCACAAGATCCCCTACGAAGTGACCAGCCCGGATTTTGTTCACATCAACGGCGTGCCCTATCTGCGTGAAGACGAGATAGAGGACTTGGTTAACTGATGCCGGATTACTTAGACCATGCAAGCGGCGTTGAAGCCCAATTCACCCAAATGGCGCTGGAACGGCAACTGGCAACCACGGCCCGTGCGCAAAACCAACACGCGCACAGCCAAACGCATTGCCTTGATTGCGGCGAGGAAATCCCCTCCGCACTGCGAGCCGCCCAGCAACACGTCACTCTTTGCATCGAGTGCGCAGCCGATGCAGAAAAACGAGCGAGGTTAACGCGATGACAGTAACCATCGACCAGTTCAAAAACCGTTGGCCGAATTTTTTACCCAAAGAGTTCGCCTGTAAATGCGGTAAGTGTGGTGAAGCGTCTGGCCTAAAAATGGATGCGTACACACTCGACAAGCTACAAACCGTGCGTGAAGAAATGGGGATCCCATTCATCATCACTAGTGGCTACCGCTGCGCGAACCACCCCGCAGAAGCTAAGAAGAAGCAGCCCGGCACACACAACATGGGTAAAGCCGTAGATATCGCCGTTCGTGGCAATGAAGCACTGCAATTAATTGCGGTGGCGCAATGTTATGGGTTCACGGGGATTGGTGTTGCTCAAAAAGGTGGCGGACGTTTCATTCACTTAGATGATGCCCAAGCCGCGCCTCGCCGCCCTCGCCCTCATATCTGGAGCTACTAACTATGTGGGACAACGTTAAAAAAATCATCGGTACAGCTGCCCCCATGATTGGCACGCTAATCGGTGGGCCCGCGGGTACCGCAGTGGGTGGCATGGTTGCCAGCGCGCTGGGCGTTGAAAACACGCCCGATGCTATCGAGCAAGAGTTGAAAGCCAATCCCGAGGCACTGCTTAAGCTCAAGCAGCTGGAATCTGAAGAGCGCGTGCGCTTGCGTGAACTGTCTGTGGAGCAATCCAAGATTGAGAGCGAAGAGCGGCGCAACCAACTCACCCAGCAACATGCAACCATGCAAGCAGAGCTGGCTAGCAATGATCCATATGTACGGCGCTGGCGGCCAACGTTCGGTTATGCCATGTGCGTGGCTTGGTGCCTGCTCTTTGCTGGTATTGCTTACGCACTGGTTGCATCACCCGAGCACGCAGCAGACATGATTAATGCCGTGGTTGCCCTAACGCCGCTATTTAGTGTCGCGCTGGCGGTGCTTGGTATCAGCATTCACAAGCGCAGCCAGGACAAGCAAGTGGCCAAAGGAGTGAAGCCGCTAGGCGCGGTGGGCGCGCTGAAAAAGGTAGTAAAAGGGGGATAGATGGCAGATTGGGTAACTGCCGTTGCTACGGCTTTGGGTGTGCTCATAACCATCGGAGGCGTCGCCATTGCCGTTGTAAATCGTATTGGCGCGGTTGCCCGCGAGCTGTCAGAGCACAAAACCCACGTTGCGGAAAATTACGCAACCAAAGATGACGTAAAAGACATGACCGAGCGCGTTGAACGACAAATGGAAGCTGGATTCAGCCGCATTTACAAACTGCTAGAAAAAGAGCGAGAAACATCATGACTCAGAAAAAAATCGTACTCACCGTCTCGGGCACAGATACCCATTTTGAACCCACGCCAGAGCTGTACGCGGATTACATGGGACAAGTAGCCCAGGGCAACATTTCGGATGCGGCGCATAACTTTGTGATGCAAAGCGCGACAGAAGACAGCAAGCCAGCACTGCGCGAACTCAATGAAGAGAACCCAGGGGCAGCCATTCAGCTTGCTGGGGTGTTAATGCAGGAGTACGCGCCAAAGGTTAATATCGCGGTAAAAAAATAGAGCAGCAGGTCGCGGCAATTGAGCATAGCGACCTGGCAAAGCTGCTCACATATCGACGTAAATGGCTACCACATGGCGAGGATAACGAGCGAGATATCGCCCGCGCCATGTGGTTAGAGAAAGAATACTGGCAGAACATGGCAACAGCCACCGCAAACGGCATTGCCAAAGGATTTACAGGCTAACGCATGAGTTTACCCGAACCGCTGCGATTTACAGTTGGACTTGTTGACCAAATCAGCAAGCCGCTCGGTAATATCCAGCGCCAGATGAACCAATTCACCGAGGGCTACCGCGATGCTAGTTACACCATGGCATCAGGTGCGGCTGGCATGGTGGCGTCTGGTTATGCGTTAAAACAGGCAATGATGCCAGCCATCGAGATGGACCGCGCACTCGGTGAAGTGAAATCGCTTGGGGTGGCGGATGACAAACTCAAACAACTGACACAAACCGCACTTAAATTCAGTGTTGAATACGGCAAGTCTGCCACCGAGTTCGTGGGCGCGAGTTATGACATCAAGTCAGCCATGGGCGAGCTAAGTGGTGATCAACTCGCAGGCGTTACACGCAGTAGTGCGATATTAGCGGCAGCGACGAAAGCCGATGCAGCAACCATTACCAGCTACATGGGCACCATGTATTCGGTGTTCAAGGACCAAGCCGAAGCCATTGGCAAAGACGACTGGGCGCAACAGCTCGCAGGCATGACCGCCAAATCGGTGGAAATGTTCAAAACTACCGGGCAAGGCATGTCGGATGCCTTTAAATCCGTGGGTGCGCTGGGTAAAAGCCAAGGCATTGCGATTCAAGAGCAGATGTCAGTGCTGGGCTTGTTGCAGGGCAGTATGTCAGGCAGTGAAGCAGGTACGCGCTATAAAGCATTCCTGAACGGCGTGGTGAAAGCGCAAGACCAATTAGGCATGGCGTTTACCGATTCCAACGGCAAGATGCTCCCCATGTACGAGATCATGAACAAGCTGCGCAACCAGTTTGGTGAGCTCGATTCCATGGAGATTGCGCAAATCAAAAAGGCGTTTGGTTCGGATGAGGCCGTCATGGTGGTAACCGACCTGATCAACAAAACCAAAGATTTGCAGTCCAGCGTTAGTGACTTAAACGAGGCATCCACGCTGGATACCGCCATCAACATGGCCAAAGACATGACCGACCAATGGCAGCGGATGGAGCAAGGTATCTTTGCTATTCGTACTGCATTTGGCGCGGCCTTGCTGCCCTCACTCGTGCCTGTGCTGTCATCACTGGCCGATGGAGCTGGCGAGATCATCAAATGGACAGAGCTATTCCCCAACCTCACTAAATACATTGGCTATGCCACGCTGGCGTTTTTTGGCCTCGCCGCTGCCGGCGGTGCTGCAACGTTGATGATGGGCATTGGAAAACAAGTGATGCTAACGTGGACTTTCGCAACCGACTTTGCTGTGGGAGTTACGAAGGCATTAGCCGGTATTTTACCGTTGCTGACCAAAGCAATCACATTAGTTAATGCCGCGATGATGGCTAACCCTATCATGTGGGTTGTTGCTGGCATCGCAGCCGCTATCGCCGCGGTTGGAGCGCTGATCTATTACTGGGATGATTTACGCGCCGCATTCGGTGATACCGTTATTTTCCAAGCTTTCGATTTCTTTGGCCAAGAGGCGGTAGCCGCATGCCGCGCATTGTTCGATGCGATGAAGCCTATTCTGACCTTGATTGGATATATCATCATGGGAATAGGTAAAGGCATTGTCTTTGTCATTAAATTGTTGTGGCAGGTCGCTTCGTTCGTCTTCAAAGCCATCATTCAGGCGTTTCAGCCCTTTATTTACCTACTTGATGTAATTCGCACTGGCGTCGTCTATCTGTTCTCAGGGTTTGTGTTCAGCATCGGTGTGGCGCTGCGCGCTTTCAGCTACTTCTTCAAATTTGTATCCGCTGGCTGGCAATGGGTGATGTCAGGCTTCCAAGACGTGTCAGGGTTCGATTTCCTATTCCAGATAACTGACGACATTAAAGCTGCTTTTGATGACATGTTTGCTTGGTTAACCAGCATGTTTGATGGCGTCATCGAAGAAGCCAAAGACCTCGTTAGCTGGATCCCCGGCTTAGGCGATGACGACGAACAGCCAGGTAAAAAAGTACAAGCCGTTGCAAGTGCCACCCCACGCAACCAAGTGCAACGTGGCGGTGCCGCTCGTGCCATGGCGAGCTACCAAACCAACGCCACCCACTATGGCGGTGTCAGCATTTACGCCCAGCAAATGAATAACCCGCAAGACCTCGCCACCGAACTGGAGATGAACACGCCATGAGTTATCTCTATCAAGACATTCTGATTGAAAACGGTGATGTGGTACTCGATGACGGCCGCAACCCCGTGATGATTCAAGACCGTGCGGTTATCGCCCAAGACATTAAGCACGCGATCATCGAGTCAGGTTATGCCGTGGATTTGGTCGGCGAGAAGTCCCGCGCCCGTCGTGAAGACATTAAAACGCAAATCGAACTGCTGGTTGAAGAAGACAAGCGCATTGTGCCGGGTACTGTACGCATTGAAGAGCCAGAGCTCGGCAAGCTCTGGATATTCGCAATCACTCAAGACTTTGGCGAGATGGAATTAGAGGTGCTAAATGGCTGATATCCCAAAACCGGATTACAAGAAAATCGTCAAAGAGGCAGGTATACCCACCGATGCCAAAGCATGGCGCAAAGTGCTGCAAGATGAGATGGAAAAAGCCGGCTCAACCATCAACAACGACAGCCGCTTTTCACCGTTCTGGCGGATGATTGAACAAGCCGTGATTGTATGCACAACCTGGTTGATTAACACCTTGCTGGTTGGCTACATCCTGCCAAACATGTTTTTGGCTACCTCAGCCGGTGAGTGGCTAAAAATGATGGCATGGGCGGTACGCATTACGCCTAAACCCGCATTTAAAGCACGCGGCAAAGTTGTGTTTCAGCGTGCCGCAGCCAAAGGGCCCGCATTGATTATCCCCAAAGACACGTGGATACAAACCGAGCCCATCAACGGCACCGTTTATCGCGTGCGCGTGACTGAAGACGTGACCCTGCCCGAAGACCAGCAGACCATATCCGCCCCAGTGGAAGCCGAACGCGCGGGCGCGGCCTACAACCTTGGCGGCGGGTATTACCACATTTTGCCCGAGTCTGTGAACGGCATCGGTGCTGTTACCAATACTGATGATTGGCTAGATGATGTAGGCGCCGATGAAGAGAGCGACGACGAACTGCGATTGCGTGTACGTAATCAGTGGTCGGCAGTCGCCAAGTGGCATATTGATGCCGCCTACCGTTCGCTGCTGATGGAAAAAGCCGGCATTCAAGATGACAACATCTATTTCGAGCACAATGCACCGCGTGGCCCCGGCACAGCCAACGCCTATATTTTGCTAGATACCGGCGATCCATCCCCCGACATGCTGACCATGCTAAACAAGCATATCCAAGACAACGGCCAGCGCGGGCACGGTGACGACTTGCTGATAAAAGCGCTACCCAAAAAAGACACGGATGTGCGCGTCACTGTATGGCCAGAGCCAGAACTTACCGATGATGAACGCATCAAGCTAAAAGCCAATATCGAGCAGCTGATCCATTGCGCGTTCCGCGAAAACACTGATTTTGACGTAACACGCACCGAGCCATTGAGTCGCTTTTCATTCTCGATGCTGGGTAAAGAGTTGCACGCCAATTTCACGGGCATTCAATCACTGGACTTTGAAAACAGCGACATTATCACCGCGATGAACGTGCCACGCATTCGCACGCTGGAGGTCACCATTGCGCCTGCCTGATATCAAATTCAAGTTCTGGATGGGCCGCGGCGAGCTTACAAAGTTCGCCAAAGGCTTGCGCGCGTACTGGGGCCATGTTGAAGCAGCACTAAAAATGCCATTGCAGCAGCACGACCCACTTACTGCGCCAATGCCATTGGTGCGATTGCTAGCTTGGCAGCGCGACATATCACCACTGGAGCGTGAGCCCGAGGAGATATTCCGTATTCGTGTCGCGTATGCCTACGAATTCGCGCGTCATGGTGGCGAGGTGGACGGGTTCCACAACATGTTTGAAAAGCTCGGGATTGATTGGATAGCCATTCACGAACGGCAAGACCCTGTTCAATGGGACGTGGTAACCATCGAAACCGCAGACGGCGACCTCGCGCAAAAAAGCTGGTTGATGAACGCAATGATCCGGCAATACGGGCGTACTTGTCGCCGCTATCGATTCAACGTCACACATCCGGTGACGCTATCGCTGCGCACTTATCAATTCTCACATGCGTTTCAGCTCTGCACCGCCAGCGCATCAAATCAAGTAACGCTCAATGGCCGCGAAAGTGCCTTTGAACACAACCAGCAACTCTTTATCGCAACACTGGAGAGTAAACAATGAGCCAAACGGCAATCCCGCTGGAGTTTGAAAAGTACCTCCAGAATAAAACATCACTCAACAAGCCGACGGATTTAAACGAAGTCGTCTTTGCGATGATCCCCGATTTAGACCCAAGCGCACCCATCGACCGAAACAGCTCACTGCCGCCTATGGGGCAATGGGTCTATCAGCAAGACGTTGACCAAATCGGTAAATCTGGCGATAACGCCGTGGTCTATTCCGTGGTGATCCCCGGCACCGTCGCACCGTTTCAATTCAACGCTATGTTCTTGCGTGATAAGAACGTGCCGGAAAGTTGCGGGGTGATTGTTCACAAAGCGACGGAAACCAAAGAAGTCGGCATGGCGCTGACCAAATCGCTGATGATGCAGTTCGACGGTGCAGCGGCGGCAGGCAATGTGACCATTGACGCAGAAACATGGCAGATTGACTATAGCGCCCGATTACGCGGAATGGATGAAGACTTACGCTTGGTGAATCTCGACACCTACGGCCATACCGCGTTTGTGGACGGCTTTGCAGTAACTCGGCATGACTTTGACGCAAATAAATACCTAATTGCACCCGGTGTGGTGTATATCGGCGGGTTGCGTGTTGCGCTCAACGATACGCTAGTGCAAACCGTTACCGATAAACCCAAAACGCTATATATCGACGCTTATCGAGATGGAACCGCCCTATCCGACTGGGAAAACTTGTTTGATATCGTCGCCAGCAATGACGAACTCACCGACTACACCGCCCAGAACAGCAGCCCCCACTACGTCACCAAGCTGGCACACATCAACAGCGACGGCAGTATCGAAGACCTGCGCCAACGCGGCGGCCTGCAAGCGCACTTAGATGCCGAAGACCCGCATAACCAATACATCCCCAAATCCGCCATCGCGACCATCGAAGAAGCCAAGCAAGGTAAAAAAGGGAAAGTGACGGATGCTGAGGGTTTAAATTCGTTAATCAACGAGTATGGTATCGGCAAGTCTGCAACGTTCGCTATTAACGAGCTAGTAACTAGATTTAATAACGTTTTCTCTGAAAACCTAGATGCAGATATGGAACACGTTATTCTCCTCGCCGAAATAGCACCTAGTAAAAAACTTATGGGTCGAATTTCAACAGGTCGTTCCGTAACCTCAGGCATGGCATCATCTTTAATTATTGACGTTGCTGTGTCAATAAGTAGCAATGGAGATGTGGTTAATTTTTCAGTTTCTTCATTAGGTGAGCCATCATCATCTTACAGTAAGATTAAACCTATAACTTGTTCATACGAAGGGAGAAATTATCTCGCAATTGATTTGGGGGAAGTCGGAAAGTATAGATGCTCGAAAGCATACGCATTTGACGGCTACTCCGTAAATAGTAATTTATATGTTGCTTATCGGGATGATTGCTCAAACATTCAACCAGCCAACACCAAGAAAATGCGAGTTAATGGGGAGTTTGTTTTAACTGAGGATGAAAAAGCAACAACCTCTGAAGCCGAATCTGGAACTAATGATAAGCTGTTAGATGCGGCTGGCGGCCACGCGATACTGAATAAGTATGGGATCGGAAAAACCCCAGTTATAAATAGTGAAGTAGATCTAAATAATTTAATAGGTCAATCAGGATACCTTGGATTTCGTAGCTTTAGGTGCTTTGGTGGTATCAAAGGACTAACAGGAGGAATTACTTCACAAGACAAGTTCAATGTGATTTGGCTTGGAGGCTTGGGGGGTCGTCAGGTTACCACGATAATTACAGACTATATCGGAACGAACCTGTACACATGGAACTCATCAAACGGTGAATTTAGCGAAATAATCAAATCCACAGACAGAGCAACCAACACTCAGGCTGAGAGAAGCGATGATTTTGTTTATATGACACCAGCATCTAGCAGCCATGTTGCGTACGGTAAAGACCAAGTATTGCGGGATGTAACTTCAGATCGCATCATCGGGTCTACTTACACTAACAACAAGCCAAAACCGATTACCATCACATTGCGCGTAAGCTTATCAAGTCAGGGCGGATTTGTAGCAATCGATCTTAACGGTGAGGAGTTTTGCGAAGCAAAAAACGAAACAACAACAGGAGTGGCACAGCAGTTAATTTGTGTTGTGCCCCAAGGAGCTAAATATAAAGTCAGAAAAGCTGGCTCTAATACTCAAATGAATTATTGGAAGGAACTTAGTTAATGATTTATTTCAAAGATGAACACGACAACGTTTATGGATATGAAGAAATAGACCTTTTACACGACAAAGAAATAAATATTCAGATTTCTTCGCTGGAACAAGAAGGCAAAAATGAAGCATTAATTGCTGAACTAAGAAGTAAAATACTAATTAGTGAGGATTTAGTGCAGATTAGTGAACAAGAAGCTAGAGATATAACTTCACCATCTCAAGAAGAACGAGCACAGCAGCACGCGCGCGAAGAGCATTGTTGGGTTAAATCCGAGCTCGACAAAGTAGAAGTACAGCTGATGTATCACTGGACAAGCGACCCGCGCGCAAAAGCAACCGTTGAGGCATGGTCGCAATACGCGCAACAACTACGCAACTACACATCAACGGGTGATGACGGAAATCCGTACATCAGAGATGGTGAGACGCGCCCAGTTTCACCGCTGGATGCGCCAGCACAGGAGTAACCCATGCTCTCACTATCTGGCACCCCTATTCAGCTGAAAAACCTCAAAGTCACCGCTAGGCATCGCCTAGCAGGTGACGATATGTCAGGACAATCAGCAGCAACAGACCAAGCCGAAACAGGCGATAAAGCTAAAGTGCTGGCTGTGACAGGCACCCTGAACTATGCAGAGCACAATGCACTAAGCCAGCTGTTCGCGTTGTCCAGCGCAAAAGATAAAGGTGCCCGCAAGATTTATCGCATCCAAAACCGCACCGCGAAAACCGTCAAAATCCGTGAGGTGAAGTTTCAAGGCACAATCACGGCACAGGAAGATGCGCAAAAACGCCAGTGGATGATCAGCTTTGAGTTGGTGGAGCATCACAGCGTGCCCGAACGCCAAGAGCAGCGCGAAGACGATAAAAAGGCACAGCAACAAAAAGTGGATGGCGCGACGACACCGGTAGAGAACGGCGAAGCCACCGCACAAGCCGATGTGCCGCCGGATACCGACGTGGAGCTGACCGGCTTCATGGGTTTGCTGAAAAAGCTCGATGAGGCGCTAGCATGAACAACCAGCGCTTTGTCATCCAAGCATACATTGGCAAACAGAAAGTAAACGTTAGCAGCCACCGGCTAACGTTTAACTACAACAGCCCCGGTACCGCGATGCTCACCGTAAAAGCCGAGCCAGAAAAAAACGCGATTGTGGCAATCGACATCGGCTGGGGTGAAAGCGTTAAACGCACGTTTATCGGTTTTATCGAGCGCACAACACGAGAAGCTGAGGGCTACACACGCATCTTTTGTCGCGAACTAGCGGCGATGCTCTATCACCCACTGGATGTGATCATACGCCACCCGACCCTGATGCAAACGCTGAGCAATGTCACCGAGCAAACCGGCTTGCAATTCGTCGTGCCGGAACGCGCATACAGCCAAAGCGCCATCCCCTGCTTTTATTCAGTTGGCAACGGCTATCGCATCATGGATGAAATAGAGCAGGCGTTCAGCGTGCCGGATTTATTCTGGCAGCAACAAGGCAATGGCCAAATCTACGTAGGCAGCTATCAAGATAGCTACTGGGCATCCAAACCAGTCAGCATTCCACAAAGCATCATGCAGCCGCACAACGGAAAAAAATCCGCAAAACTTTCGTGCGTTCCCCACGTAAAGCCGGGGGCAATCGTCAACGGCCGCCGCTTGCAAAAAGTTGAACACATCAAAACAGAAACGGTGCTCGAATGGATGTAAAAGCAATAAAGCGCATCATCTACCGCCTATTCCCTGAACTGACAGGCAAATGGCACGTGCCGCGCTGGGGTAAAGTCGTCGCCCTACCTGAGCTGCCGAGCGAGGGCGATTTGTCCGATCGATTCTATCCGCACTATGCCGCCGATATCGCACTACTCGACGAAAAAGGCCGCGAGCTGGATAAGCCAGTGCTGCAAGCAGTGCCGCTCCCCGTGCCCGGCATTGGTGATCATGCAGGCCGACTAGAGCCGCCCAATATTGGCGCAATCGTCGAGCTGGGCTTTATCTTTGGCCAGCCAGACAAACCCTTTATTCGCACCGTGCTCCCACTGGGTTGGAAGTTGCCAGCCATCAAAGAGGGAGAAAGCCGATACCAACAGCGCCAAGGCGTTTACCACCTTGTTGACCAACAGGGAAACTTTCGCAGCATCACAGACAAGCTAGCGCAACTGCACTGCGACTTACGCGAAGTACGCGCGCAAACAGAACAAGACCACCGCAGCCCCAAAAGCTGGTTTGGCTCAGAACAAGAGAACGTGCTGCGTTTACTCAGCGAGCTAATGCAAGTCGTCACCGACCTATCAAACACATGCGCTAGCCACACGCACAGAAGCCCCGAGACTGGTGCACCAACTAGCGCGCCACATCAAGCCGCCACATTCACCGGCCACGGCAAAGACTCAACAAAACTGAAAGACCGCCTAGACCCCATCACCAAATAA